GGACATGTAGGTTTCCGAAATGGTAATTATTAAAGTTAATTAACTGTGTGTAGCGCAGTCTGGTAGCGTACCTGATTTGGAGTCAGGGGGTCGGGGGTTCAAATCCCTCCACACAGACCAAATTTGCCGGGATGGTGTAGTGATAGCACGAAAGTCTCCAAAACTTAAGGCCTAGGTTTGATTCCTAGTTCCGGTGCCATAATAATTAAAATCCGATTATAAATATGAAATTATCATATTATGATCGGATTTTTTTTATGCAAATTACATCTAAACTTCTTCGCCGGCTCTGCCCAACTGCTAAACAAGACATCATTGAAGATATTGCTGATTACTTTAATAAGCATGCATCAGCATATGATATAACAACAGAAAATCGTATCTGTCATTTCTTTGCACAAGCTGCTCATGAATCAGCACACTTTCAGACTTTAACTGAATATGCAGATGGATCTGCATATGAAGGAAGAACTGATCTTGGAAATATTCAACCAGGCGATGGAAAACGATATAAAGGACGAGGTATCTTTCAATTAACAGGAAGAAGTAATTATAGATTATTTGGAAAGCGTATTGGTTTAGATTTAGAAAATAATCCTGCATTAGCACAACATCCAGAAGTATCAGTTCTTACAGCACTCGAGTATTGGAAAGATAGAAATCTAAATAAGTATGCCGATAATGATGATATTAATTCAATTACTGCTAAAATAAATGGTGGTTATAATGGATTAGATGATCGTAAAAACTATTTGCAATCTATGAAAAAATTAATTCATGAAGATTTAGATATTATTAAAAAAGGTGATATTGGTCCAGAAGTAAAGCAAGTTCAACAGATGTTAATATATCATGGATATAAGTTAACAGCAGATGGTATTTTTGGATCTGGCACTGAGTCGGTTGTTAAGCAATTTCAATCATCTAAAAATATTTTAGTTTCTGGCATGGTGGATAAAAATACATTTGATCTTTTAAAAAAAACTTAAATAATAAAAATAAGGAAAGTACCATGGATCTATTAAAAGGCGCTAGCGATATTTTACGTGTAGTAGCACCAGTATTGGGTACGGCTATTGGCGGTCCTCTTGGTGGTATGGTTGCTTCACGTCTTTCTGAAGCTCTTCTTGGTAAATCTGATGCTACACAAGAAGAATTAGCACAAGCCATAGAACGTGCTACACCAGCTCAGCTGATTGAGATTAAGAGAATTGAATCTGAATTTACTATTCATATGAAAGAACTTGACATTGATTTAGATAGAATTGCTGCTGGTGACAGAGATTCTGCACGAAAAAGAGAAATGGAAGTAAAAGATTGGACTCCTAAGTTGATAGGATTATTGACTATTTTCTCATTCTTTTCTTATATTGCTATGGTAACTTTCTATCCATTTCATACACAATTAAATATGGAATTTGTTAATTTAGCTATTGGCTGGATAGGTGGAGTAGCCACATCTGTAGTATCATATTATTTTGGTTCTTCTTCTGGAAGTAAAGATAAAAATGAACTTTTAGCTAGAATGAATTATAAATCTTAAATACTAAATGACAATAGTAATACGACATGCAAAAATAAAAGATCTCAGCAATATATTAGAAATTGAACGATTATCTTTTTTTGATAATTGTTTTTCAAAGCGCGCTGTAAAATATCATATACAGAAAAATTTAGTATTAGTTGCTGTATGTGATTTGCAGATTTGTGGAATGATTATTGTATCTTCTCTTACAAAGAAAAAAAATAGAAGAATATATTCAATTGCGGTACATCCTAACTACAAAAATATTGGTGTCGGTATTAAACTTTTGCAACACACAGAAAAGATATCTAAAGCTAAATGCATAACTTTAGAAGTTGATATGAACAATATTGCGGCAATTAATCTATATAATAAATTGAATTTTTTTAAGTTTAACATATATGAAAATTATTATGGACACACTCTTCACGCTATTCGTATGAAAAAAATATTATATTAGTGTACATTGTCTTTTATATGTGGTATAATTAGATCATATTAATGGAGTCTAACATGATTAAAGTTTCGTATCTAGTACGCGATGATTACCACAATTATGGTTATATGGAAAAGCGCGAAAGACAGTTTCACAATATGGAACAAGTGTTTAACTTCATTAAGTCTGTTAAGCTTAAGCGTAGTGTTGAAGGTCAGACTGTAATTGGTTCTCCTCTAGTAGAAAACTAAGTAGTAGTATAATGCAACGCAGTATTGGGAATACTATTCCATATGTTATTGTACCTGAGGAATCTATTCGTTCAGCTGCTAGATATATGGGTGATGAAGATAATTCTTTTACACTTGTACTTGAAAAAATTGAAGCATATCGAAATGCTGATATGACACCATTGGTATTAATGAATACTTATGATTATAGTGTATATGTTGTAGCTATTGAAACATATAATAAAAAGTTACACTAGAGCCATTTACATTTGAGGTTTTAGTAATTATATTATAGAAAGGATACTGCCAGATTTATGGAGTATTCTTTTTTTCAACCTTGCCTTACAGGAGGTTTACATGGGCAACGACAGTAACGTATGGCGATTTGATCATACATTTTCAGATCTAGACAAGTGGTCTAAGCATTTCATTGGTCTAGATAAAATGGTTGATACTATTAATAGATCAGCTGAACATGTCAATAAGACATGGAGTTCATATCCGCCATTTAATCTAAAAAAGACAGAAGAGAATAAGTATGTTCTTGAAATGGCTGTAGCTGGATTCAGCAAGAATGATATTGAACTTACCGTAGAAGGTGAGAAATTGCTTATTAAAGGCAGTACCACTCTTGATACTGCTATTTCCGATGGCGTTAATCAGACTTTCCTTCATAAGGGAATTTCAGATCGTCCATTTACGCGCACATTTACACTTGCTGATAATGTAGAAATTGTTAACGCTGAAATGGTAAATGGTCTACTTAAGATCTGGCTTGAACATTTTATTCCCGATCATAAGAAACCTAAAAAGATTGATATTGCAGATGCAAATGCTACTACTAATAAACAACTTTTAAATGAAGCAAAGTAGTATTAATATGCGTGCTTTTTTAACTAAGTTATGGAATAACTTAACCATACCAGGTGAAATACTTGCCGATAGTAAGTATCTTAGCCAAGCTACTGATACAGCAGATCTAGAGCGCCGTATGCGCGATTTGCAAAGAGCTGAAACAAGACTTCGTCTTCATCTTTAAAGAAAGGGGCTTCGGCCCCTTTCTTATTTACTCTGTTATTATAATGTTATATAATAGTATTGAATTGTTAAATGGAGTAACATGACTTTTTATACAAACTTTTTTCTACGTGGTAGCAAACTCTATATTAGGGGTTATGATAAAGGTCTTCCATTTGATGATGTATTATACTATAAACCATATCTATTTGTGCCAGCTAAAAGTGGATCATATAAGACTATTGATGGCAAAACAGTTGATAAGATAGAATTCTCTACTGTAAGAGAAGCTAAAGATTTCATCGAGAAATATAAAGATATCGATCAATTTCAAGTATATGGATCGACTAATTTTGCATATGTGTATATCAATGATCGTTTTAAAAATGATGTTGAATATGATGCATCTCTTGTAAGTGTATTGACACTAGATATTGAATGTGATTCATCAGATGGATTTCCAGATATTGGATTAGCTGATAAAATGTTAACATCAATTACCATTAGAAAAAATGGTAGGAGTTCAGCAGTATTTAGCTATGGTGATTTTCATACTAATGATCCTAATATCTTTTATGTAAAATGTGAAAATGAAGAAGATCTAATTAAGAAATTTCTAAAGGTATGGTCATCAGATGCATGGCGTCCAGACATTGTTACTGGCTGGTATATTGAGTTTTTTGATATTCCATATTTGATTAATCGTATATCCCGTGTTCTAGGAATGGATTGGGCACGCAAATTATCGCCATGGAAAATACTAGATGAACGTACAATTGATTTTAAAGGCAAACAATCACAGAGTTTTAATATTAATGGCATTGCTGTACTAGATTATTATCAACTGTATCGTAAATTTAGCTTTGCTAATCATGAAAATTATAAACTAGATTATATTTGCTCTATTGAATTAGGTGAAAAGAAAGTAGATTACTCTGAATATGGAACTCTTCATGAGTTGTATAAAAATAACTTTCAAAAGTATATTGAATATAATATTCATGATTGTGTTCTAGTAGACAAACTAGATGATAAGCTAAAACTTATCGATCAAGTAATGGCTTTAGCATATGATGCAAAAGTCAATTTCACAGATACTATGACTACAGTTAGATCATGGGATACTATCATTCATAATTATTTGATGAACGATAATATTGTTGTGCCACAAGTTAAACAAAACAATAACTTAAATTCACTTGTTGGTGGCTATGTAAAAGATCCACAGATTGGATTGCATAAGTGGGTAGTATCATATGACTTAAATAGTCTGTATCCACATCTTATTATGCAATACAATATTTCACCCGAAACATTTGTTAAGCGTGTTGATATTCCTTCCATTGATAAACTTCTTAATAATGAGTGGGAATATAGAGATGGCTCAGTAACATATGCAGCCAATGGATGTACTTATCATAAAGATAAACAAGGATTTCTTCCAGCTCTTATGGAAAAAATGTATAATGATCGATCTAAGTATAAGAAGATGTCAATTGATGCAAAAAAGAAATATGAAAGTACTAAAAATCCAGATGATCAAAAACTAATTGCAAGATATCATAATCTACAATTAGCTAAAAAAATTCAGTTAAATTCTGCATATGGCGCATGCGCTAATCCATATTTTAGATGGTTTAACTTTAATCATGCTGAAGCTATTACTACTTCTGGTCAGCTTTCCATTCGTTGGATTGAAAAAAAGATGAATGAATTCATGAATAAACTTATGAAAACTGATAATACAGATTATGTAATAGCATCTGATACAGACTCAATTTATATTAATATGGGCCCAGTAGTTGAAGCTTTGGGTGTAGATAATAAAACAGATCATGAAATTTGTAGAATTATTGACAAATTTTCTGAACAAAAAATTGTTCCATACATGGAACAATCTTATTCTGAATTAGCTGATATGATGTCCGCATATCAGCATAAAATGCAGATGAAACGCGAAACTATTGCTAATAAAGCAATATGGAAAGCAAAAAAGATGTATATCATGAATGCAATTGATATTGAAGGAGTTGAATATGCTGAACCTAAACTAAAACTTCAAGGTATTGAAGCTGTAAGATCTTCTACACCGCACGTATGTCGTGATAATATTATGCAGGCTATTAAGATTATGTTAAGTGGCGATGTTTATAAACTTAGAAAGTTTGTAGATAACTTTAAATCTGAATTTATGAATATGCCATTTGAAGCTGTTGCTTTTCCGAGAGGTATTAAAGATCTTGGTTCTTATAGAGATGCAGCTAATATCTATAAAAAGGGAACACCCATTCATGTCAAGGGGGCTCTTATTTTTAATAGTCTTCTTAAAAAGCAAGGTTTAAAAAATATTCAGCCAATTGCTAATGGAGATAAGATTAAATTTGCTTATCTTAAATTGCCCAACCCCGTTAAAGATACGGTTATATCAGTTCCTGATTTTCTTCCGAACGAACTTGGCTTAGACAAATATATAGATAGGGACATGCAATTTCTAAAAACTTTTATTGGACCAATATCTACTATAGCAACTATTATAGGTTGGTCTTTGGAAGATAATGCGAGCTTGGAGGATTTTTTCTCATGAGTATAGAAGAAGATGACTTTGGTTTTTCTCTTGTATCAGAAGAAGAGTTAAATGCTGATAGACAAGATGCTACTGATAAACTTGAAGGTTTAAGAAAAATGATAATGCCATTGCTTAAAAATTTAATGAAAAATCCTGATAAAGAATATATTTACTGGCCAGATAGAGTAAAGAAAATTCAAGACTTTATTAAAAAAATGGATGTGTATATAGAAAATAAGTAATTTACAAATATAAAAATATGTATTAATATACAATATATTATAGGAGAATAATACAAATGTCACTGAGAGATAGACTTATTAAAAGCAGCACAATTCAATTAACATCAACATTGGCTGATTCTGATGTATTTACTAAGAAAGATATGATTTCAACTCAGGTTCCAATGATTAATGTTGCTTTGTCTGGTGATGTCAATGGTGGATTGTCTGCCGGCGTCACGATGATTGCAGGGCCATCTAAACATTTTAAAACCGCCTTTGCACTGCTTATGGCTAAATCATATTTAGATAAATATGATGATGCAGTTGTTCTATTGTATGACTCTGAGTTTGGTTCACCACAAGCATATTTTGAATCATTTGATATTGATCTGAATAGAGTTATTCATACGCCTATTACTGACTTTGAAGAACTTCGTCATGATATGAGTGTGCAGATGGAAAATATCAATCGTAATGATCACATTATGATCTTAGTAGATTCCATTGGTAATTTGCCATCGCGCAAAGAAGTACAAGATGCAATTGAAAAAGACTCTTCACCAGCAGATTTTACTAGAGCAAAGGTAAATAAGTCTTTCTTTAGAATTGTTACGCCTAAACTGAATTTAAAGAATATTCCAATGGTTGTAATTAACCATACATATAAGACAATGGAAATGTTTTCAAGGGATGTAGTTGGTGGTGGCACTGGCTCATATTATGGCGCAGATAATATCTGGATTCTTGGACGCCATCAAGATAAGGGTGCAGATAAAAAGCTAGCTGGATATGAATTTGTTATTAATGTAGAAAAGTCTAGATTTGTAAAAGAAAAGAGTAAGATTCTTATTAATGTAAGTCATACTGCTGGTATTAATAAGTGGTCTGGTCTTCTCGAAGTAGCAATTGAAGGTGGCTTTATTGTTAAGACGAAGCCTGGCAAGTATGCTGTAGTAAATCCAACTACAGGCGAAATTATTGGAAATGAAATGAAGGAAGCCAATATTGATACAAATGCTGATATATGGAAAACACTATTAGCTGATGAACAATTTACTACATTTATTCGTAACAAATACCAGTTGTCTACTAGTAATATTCTAAGAGATGACGAAGATGAACAGGCAGGAGAATAAATGATTGAGAAGGTAATTTTAGCAAATCTTACTCTCAGTGAAGAATATGCTAGAAAGACTATACCATTCTTAAAGTCAGAGTATTTTCATGATCAAGTAGATAAGACTCTATTTAATCTAATAGATGAATATTCAAAGAAATACAATAAGTTTCCATCTAAAGAAGCTTTAACTATTGAATTATCTCATCGCGATAACTTAGGTGAAGATAACTTTAAAAAATGTGCTGATTCCATCGAAAGTATGGAGTTAGATGATACAGATTTCGATTGGCTTATAGATCAAACAGAAAAGTTTTGTCAAGACAAGGCAATTTATAATGCTATTATGAAATCAATCCAAGTATTGGATGATAAAACTGGTAAACTGTCAAAAGGATCTATTCCATCTCTTTTAGCAGATGCTTTATCAGTTAATTTTGATACTAATATTGGTCATGATTTCATTGCTGATGCAGGTCAAAGGTTTGATTTCTATCATACAAGAGAAGCCAAAATTCCTTTTGATCTAGATATGATGAATAGAATTACCAAAAGTGGTGTATCTAGAAAAACACTTAATGTTATTCTAGCAGGTACTGGTGTTGGTAAATCATTGTTCATGTGTCATATGGCTGCAAATAATTTGACAGAAGGACAAAATGTTTTATACATTACCCTTGAAATGGCTGAAGAAAGAATTGCTGAAAGAATTGATGCTAATCTACTCGATGTACCACTAGATGAACTAACACTTCTTACTAAACAATCTTATCAATCAAAAATTGATAGAATTAAAACTAAGACTAAGGGTAGACTTATTATTAAGGAGTATCCAACATCTCAGGCTTCAGCAAATAACTTCAGACATCTTATTCAAGAATTGAAGATTAAGAAAAACTTCATTCCGGATATAATATATGTAGACTATCTTAATATCTGTGCTTCTGCAAGGATTAAACATGGAGCCAACGTCAATTCTTATACCTATATCAAGGCAATCGCAGAAGAACTTCGAGGCCTTGCCGTGGAAAACGATGTACCTATCTTCTCTGCGACTCAAACAAATAGAAGCGGATTTACGAGCAGCGACGTGGGCCTGGAAGATACAGCAGAATCCTTTGGACTCCCAGCCACAGCTGATTTTATGTTTGCAGTCATCAGAACAGAGGAACTTGATGCACTCAATCAAGTACTGGTTAAGCAGCTCAAGAATCGCTATTCTGACCTTGGGTCTAACCGTAGGTTTGTCATTGGGATTGATCGTGGCAAAATGCGACTTTACGATTGTGAGCAAAATGCTCAAGATGATCTTTTAGATGGACCAGTTATGGACAAAACTGATTTCGGAAAGAAAGATTTTGATCGATCAAATAGTCAAAAGAAGTATACTAAAACCGTTTTTGAGGATTTTAAATAATGTATAATATCATTGATCTACATGATGAAGGACTGTATTGCATTGTGGAAGTACCCACTGATCGTATTATTATGGCCAGTGATGCTCGAGAAGTAGCAGAAAAATATGCTAATTCTATGAATAAAGGCTCTGGTTTTAATGGCTGGACACCGGAATTTTTTGTGCAGAATGATTTCGTTGTATAAATAACATCACTGACAGACTGGTATTGCGCTGCAGCGTAAGAGGCACAGAGTATATTTTAAGTTAGGAAAAGCCGGGATCACGGTGGGGTTCCGCCCGGCCCAGTTTGCATTTTTATTATCAAAGGGAGATCGAAAGATCTCCCTTTTTTTCTTTTATAAATAATAAAAAAATCAAGGGTATAATCATGGCTGGAGTTTCCGCTGAGAGGCAAGAACAGGGTGTTATTAATGCTATAAACAATGCAGTCAAGGAAAATGCTAACAACCCAGTAACTGTAAAAGCTGGAAGTGTGACTGTTGTGGGTGTAATTGGCGCTGAGAAATTTAGTGGTCGACAGACTTCTGGTTCTGAACCATATACTGATGTTCAATTAATAGTACACGATAAAAAATCACTTAATCTATCTTTAAAAGGAACAACTGCACCTTCTCTAGCTGGCGGCGGACTCCGTGGTTTAGAATTGGCTGTACCAGGCATAGCTGGTAAGTTCATGAAATCTGCATACAATCATTTGAAAAATAGTCTTAAACTTAAAATTGGTGATAAAATACCAGATGTATTTGGTCAAATTTCTGGTACTGATAAGATTAAGATAGTAGTAGGTAATGTTGCTATGGGCGGCCCTATTGACTATATGTACATTGGACCCATGAGTGTTACCAGCAATTATGATAAGAAAAAAAATGTCTTAACTTTGAACGGATCTTTGACTGAGGCCTCAGCATATGCAAAGTCTCATAATCTTTATTTTCGTCTAAGAGCTAGAAGAGAAGATCAGCGATTTGATCCTACCGCTAAAGATTCAAGTGGTATTCCGAAGATTTATGGTAAGTCTCCATCAAAAGGAGATAGTGCAGGCCGTATAGTAGTTATTGATAAACTTCCTGGTACAGCTGTTGTAGTTAAATTATGATTAGTTTTTTTGATCTATTAACTGAACAAAAACGTAAGATTCTTCATACATTTGATATGGATGATACTCTATTTCATTATCCAGATCCCAAGACTGAACCTAAGATTCATGTAGTAAATTCAGCTGGTACAAGAGTTAAGTCCCTATCTAATTCTCAGTTCAATGATCATAAGATAGAACCCAGTCATCAGTATGATTTTTCTGATTTCAAGTCATCAAATGTTTTTACTAAGTCTGCACACCCTATTCATAAAATGATTAAGCGACTTAAAAATGTCTATAGACGCAATCCGCATGTAGAAATTCTTACAGCACGTGCAGATATGGATGATAAAGATAAGTTTGGTCATCATCTTAAAAAACATGGCATAGATATTAATAAAATTCATGTACGCAGAGCAGGTAATCTAGATAAGGGAACACCAGCTGAACGCAAAAAGAGTATTATATCTAATTTAATAAAAAATCATGGTTATGATGAAGTACATCTATATGATGATTCCCATGCCAATCTTACACATTTTCTAAGTCTTAAACAACATCATCCGAACACTAAGTTAGTTGCGCATCATGTCGCACACAATAAAGATACACATACTACAACTATAAATAAAGCTGTAGCAGCTAAATTAAATCATGAATCTGATCATGGCGGTATGTCATTTTATTCGCCGGACGAGCGCAAAAGAATTAAGGAAGATCTATGAAGACTTTTACTCGATTCATATATGAACAAACAGAAGAACAGGGCGGCAAGCCGCTTAAGCATCTTACTCATGTTGAAGATCATATAATTCATTCTGGTAATGAAGGTGTGAAGAAAGCAGCAGATGTTTTAGATGATGTTCATAATTCCCTGATGGGAAAAAAAAATTCAACAAAAGTCAGTACTAAGTATGACGGCGCACCATCAGTAGTATTCGGTTATCATCCAAAGAATGGTAGATTCTTTGTTGGTACAAAGTCAGCATTTAATAAGAATCCAAAGCTTAATTATACTGATAAAGATATTGAAGCCAATCACGGCCACGCGCCAGGCCTAGTCTCTAAGCTAAAATCTGCGCTGAAGCACTTGCCAAAGATTGCGCCTAAGCATGGCGTATATCAGGGTGATCTCATGCATACTAAAGAAGATATTAAGAAGCATGGAAAAGAATTAAGTTTTACACCTAATACTATAACTTACCATACACCAGCAGATTCTGCACATGGCAAAGCTATACAGCATTCTAAATTAGGAGTGGTAGTTCATACTAAGTATGAAGGAAAGGGTGATCTTGAGCATATGAATGCGACGCCTCATGTCGATCGTGAGAATTTCAATCATCATCCAGACGTGCATAATGTAGACCCAACAATAAAAGCTGATTCATCTCACTATACTCCAAAAGAGCAGCAAAAGTATCATGAAGCTATGAATAAAGCTAAAGATACGTATCGTGATATGGATCATAGCGCGCTTGACAAGCTCAAGGGGCATGAAATTAATTTAGAAGCGCATGTAAATGATATGGTTCGCAAGGGTAACATGCCATCAACTTCTGGATATATCAAGCACATTAGTGATAAAGGAAATAAAGAAATTGATAATGTTAAGACAGAAAAATCTAAGCAGCAGAAGCGTGAAAAATTAAACGATAACATTAAGCATATTTCTGATAATAAAAAGCATTTTGATAAGGCGCTTGAGCTTCATAAGCATCTACAGACAGCTAAAGATGTTCTTACAGGAGTTATGGCTAAGAATCAAGAATTTGGCCATACGATTGGCGGAGCTAAAACTGGACCAGAGGGTGCTGTTGCTGTTACTAAGAACGGTGATATGTCGAAATTTGTTGATAGAAAACAGTTTTCTAGACAGAATTTTCTAGCTGGAAAAATGCAGCAGGCCAAAAAAGAGGCTCAGCAGAAATGAAAAAATTCAGGCAGTTTATAATTGAAGAAAATGATTCTTCTAAGAAACCAGTGGTATTTGCATTCGGTCGTATGAATCCACCAACTACTGGGCATGGTGTATTAGTAGATAAAGTACATGAGTTAGCTAAGAAGCATAGTGCTTATCATGAGGTAGTACTGTCTGGATCTCATGACAAGAAAAAAAATCCCTTAGAAGTTAGTACTAAAGTAAAGCACGCCAAGCGTTTTTTTCCGCATACAAATATTAAAGCTGCTTCTAAAACAGAACCGACTCTTATGCATCATGCTGCGCGTTTAAGCAGGGCTGGGCACGATCATTTAATCATGGTTGCTGGCTCAGACAGAGTTTCAGAATATGAAAAACTGCTTCATACATACAATGGAAAACCAGATAAATCCGGCAAGATTCCATATAGTTTTAAAAAGATTAGTGTAGTTTCTGCTGGTCAGCGTGATCCAGATTCAGAAGGAGCAGAGGGAATGTCTGCATCAAAAATGCGCGAGCACGCTACTAATAATAACTTTAAGAAATTTAAAGAAGGCATTCCTAATCATGTTTCACATGAACATGCCAAAGAATTATTCCACGATGTAAAAAGAGAAATGTCATGATATCTGAAAAAAATAAAGGTTTATGGCATAATATACACGCTAAGCGTAATAGAATTAAGCGTGGTTCTAATGAGCGCATGCGGCGACCTGGT